GAGCGCAGAAGCTGGCTTTGCGGCCCTTGTCTGCTTCCGTCTTGGGGCTGGGCGCAGGCGCTTTCAAGTTGCTGCCTGTCTCGCGGTTGTACTTCTCCCGCCCTTTGGCGGTCAGCCCGGCACCTTCTTTGGTCGGCAGCTTCTCACCGCGCCCCACCGACAGACTGACGGACTTTTTGCTGGCCATCGGTCAAGCTCCCATCCAGCCAGCCGACTGGTTAACCTGGTCGGCGTAAATTGTCTGACGCTCAGGCCGGAAGCTAGATTGACGCGAGGCGACCGGGAACGCGAACGTACACGCCAGCGCGTCTGCTGCGTCCGGTGATGCCAGCCCTCTTGATTTCATGTCCTTCTTGCTCTCCAAGAAGATCGTCCCGGCCGAGTCCGGTTTGGTCTTGGGGCCGGTAAAGTCCGACTTCAACTGCCGATCGTGGGGGATGCTGCCGGACTTGAGCCACTCGCGCATTGCGCCCCACAGCTCAGCCCGCTTGTTGCCCCACATGATCGGGTTCTTTGACTTCCAACCGAAGTTTACCCCACGCACCTTATACCGTTGTTCCGTCAGCCGGTCAAGTATGCCGTAGCCCAGCCCGCCCTCGTCGATCACCGTCAGCGTCGGCCGGTACTCCTCGATGGCGTCGATGACGTGGCCCACTGTGGTCATGGTGTCGTCGCCCCGGTACCGCTTAATGTGCAGCAGGTCGCGCCCTTGGCGCACCACGATCACGGTCGAGTCCGCGCCCGAGCGCGCCGGGTCGATCCCGATCACAATCGGCGCGTCCGCGTCCTTGTACCGGGGTCGTTGGGCGGCCTCGTCCACCAGTTGCGGCGGAATAAACTGGTCGTCGCCCGCGCTCGGGAACTCCCCGTACACCTCGATGCGGGCCTGCGGGCTGTCGCTGCCGTACTCCGCAATGATCTGCTCGTAAATCGCCTTGTCGGTGTCCTCGACGTCACGGGCGTCGATGTGTTCCGAATGCCAGAACTCCCGCTTGGAATGGAAACACTCGAAGAAATAGCCTTGGTTGCGCCGAGGGTTGCTAAAGGCCATCCAAAAGCGGTTTGGCGTGTTCTCTGTGAAGAAGCCTTGGGCCACATCCCAGATTGGGTCAGGAATGCCTGACGCCTCGTCGAACACCAGAAACACCCCATCCACGTTGTGCAGACCGGCGTAAGCGTCCGGGTTTTCTTCCGACCAGAGGCGCCCCTCGATCGACCAGAACCGCGTGCCCTTCTTCAGGTCGCGCTCGACGATCTCAGCCAACCACTTGGCCGGGCTGACCCGCGTCGCGCTGATCTCGAACCAGTGGCTGTTGATGAGGAGTGCCAGCCACTTAGTGATCTCCGACCAGGTGATCGAGCGAAGCTGCGCCTCGCTGTTGGCCGACACGATGGTGGTGGCGCCGATGCGCGTTGTCAGCATCCACAGCACGAGCCAACTGACCAAGGCCGACTTGCCGATCCCGCGACCGGACGCCAAGGCGCTCCGGAACACCTTGTAGGCGGCGGCGTTGTCGTTGTTGCGGATGTGGTCAGCGATTTTCCGCAGCAGGCGGCGCTGCCACTGACGCGGGCCTTTGTGGTGCGCCAACGGCGTGTTGGGCTGGCCCCAAGGAAACGCGAACAGAACGAACGCTTCAGGATCGTTCTTGAGCTTAGGGGACCAGAGGCGCGTCATAAGCGCCTGCTCGTCTGTCGCTGAGTAGATCGGAGCTTGCATCAGAACTGCCGACGGTACTGCAACATGGCGCGGTACTGGTCAGGCGCGTTGTCTTGCCGGCCGTATTGCAGCCCGAAGTCCACATCGCCACCCAGCATACGGCGCGCGATGCCTAGGTCATACATCGTTGGCGCGCGCATGATACTGCCGTCTGGCAACTGAACAAACGCGGTGTTTGCGCCGCCGCGCAGCCGGTATGGCGTCTCAAATCCCAGACGCCCGGCCAACATTGACGGTTGATCCGCCATGATCGGCGACAGTTCGTTGGTCGGCCGGTAGCCGCCTGACTGCCCCATCATCCGAAAGCGCAGCATATTCATCAGGTCCATTTGCAACCTCCATGTCGATGACGCGGCGCTCGGCCGCCTCAAGCGCGGATATTACGCTGATCTGCTGACTGACGTCGATCTGCACCTGCTGCTTGGCGACCCAGTCGTGCTTGTGCTTCAGGATGTCCAAGGCGACCTTGGCGTCGCCAGCAGCAGCCGCCGCGTACAAGGTTGTGCTTAGTTCGCGCTCGGCGTCGGCGCGCCCCTTCTGCTCGGCCATCTGCGCCAACGGGTCCATCTCGCACAGCCGCCGATACTCGACCGGCAATAGACCCGCAGCAAGTGCCAAGTTGTCCCCACGCAAGCCAAGCTTGGCCGCATCGTAAATTGATTGCAGGCGCGCCTCGGTCGCTTGCAGTTGACGTGCAGTAAGGGGCAAAGTTTGAAACATGGCGCGAGTGTAGCAGAGTTGGCGCGGGGGTCAATAGCGCTGTTAGTTGTGTAGCCGTTTGCTGTTAGCTGTGTAGCAGAAAAAATAAAAAATAAAAACTGTTTGCGAAGCCTCCGTTTTTGACCTGTCGGCGCGTCGGCCCTACCCGGGGGGCGTCGCGGCCGCTGCCCGCCTGCCTCGAGCTGCAGCGCATCATGCCTATCGGCCTGGCCGAATCAATAGGTACACGCTATCAACTATCGGATCGTCGCGCCTGATAGCAAACACCTATCGCTACCAGGGCGCGCGCGCCATGGGTCAAATACCCTTGCCCCGACTAGTCGCTGTCATATGTACGCACGCGGCCGTGCGGCCGTGTGGCCATGGGTCATATGGGTAGGCGGGCAGGATTGCCCATACTGCCCATGATTGGCATGGGCAATATGGGTCATGCCCCTTAGGGGTTAGGGGCATGCGGCGAGGGGAAGGGGCAGTCGGCGCCGGGAAGTCGGCGCCGGGGTCATATGGGCCAAATATCCAGCCGGAAAAAATCGCTGCTATACATACACATGTTATGTTATAACATCACATTTAGAAGTCTAAAGATTAGATGATAGATGTTACCCATTAAGACCATTAGCTAGTACGCGAGCGCGTGCACGAGCGCCCCATACCCGTGCCCGCCGACTATCCTTTTGCCATGGGCGTTATGGGCGCGCCCATTAGCAGTCGCATCATCTGGGCGTAATGGGCACGCCCACTACACCCGCAACAAACTATTTGCACGCTCGCGGATAGTCTGATATCGTTCCGATACGCTGTAAACAATACAGCACTAACACGGAGAGACTCTCATGCGTGGATTCATCTTCTACCAAGGCCCGTCACAGATCGACGGTCAACCTATCGTCGGCATCGCGACGCTTCACAGCGACAATCAGAAAACCGGCGACATGGTCCAGACGTACATCCTACGGTCTGACATGACGCCCCTTAACGCCCTTGCGACGGGCGCCGATATCTCTATCTGCGGCACATGCCCGCATCGCCCCAAAACTATTCGTGAGCGCGATCGCAAGACCGGCCGCTTCACGTCGCGCCGCGTGCGCACCTGTTACGTCGATATCGGCAAGTCTGTCCAGTCCGTTTTCGGTGCGTTCGAGCGCGGGTCGTACCCTACCCTCGAGCCGGTCGATGGCGCCCAATATCTCGCCGGTCGCATGGTCCGACTCGGGGCATACGGGGATCCGGCCGCCATACCGGCTTATATCTGGATTGCCCTTTTGGCCGACGCGGCCGGCCATACCGGCTACACGCACCAATGGCGCAGACCCATGGCGGCCGACTTGGCGCCTATCGTCATGGCGTCCGCCGACTCGGCACGCGATCGCGATCAGGCGCGCGCAAAAGGGTGGAGGACGTTCACGGTCGTCAAGATCGGCACGCCACTGGCCGCGCGTGAGTTTGCCTGTCCGGCAAGCCCCGAAGGTGGCAATCGTCGTCAGTGTATCGACTGCGGCGCGTGCGATGGCGCCACGCGCGCCGGTCAAGCTTCCGTTGCAATCGTCGTGCATGGCAATGGCGCCAAGTACTTCTAAACCCTCAGCGCGGCCGACACACTCGGCCGCGCGCTTACTCTCGGAGTTTTCAGAATGAACCCAATTATTGACGATGCAATCGACGCTGCCGTCGCGGTGATTCAAAATGCCATCGGGCAGACGGATGGGGGTTTTGCAGCCCATTATCTGAGCGGCGAGCGCCTCGATGCACTGCGCGCCATTTTGACCGACTATGCGCGCGCAGAACTCAACGCACGTATCGCGTACTTGGAAAACCACGAGCCTCAATCAGAGGCAGAGAAATGGGCGCAATGCGATGAATATGCGCAAGCCATCGCATTGCGTGAAATCGTTGACTAATCGGAGAGACATCATGACCCACGATAACGCCCGTTTGATTGCCGACGCCATTCGCACTACTTTGTTCACCGAGCGCCGCAACCATCCAATTGACAACGCCCAAGAAAATCTCATGGGCCGGACGCACTACGTAGACCCCGGCACCCTCCGGTTCCACAAGTCCCGCATTCTGTCAGCTCGCCCGATCATGTCCGGCGCGTTTTTCCTCATCATCGAAAGCTGCGCGCTCGACTACGACAACACCCGGCGCGGGGTGCGCGCGGTTCTGTTCGATCTCATGGGGGAGACGGTTTACAGGCCTAGCCTTGAGGAGTGCCGCCGAACGCGCGAGCAAGCCTCCAGAGACTTTGAAACGTGGCTCGGGCATTTTGACCCCATCGCACACTACCGCGCCGCGATGCTGGAACGCGCCGAGCGCCTTTTTCGGGAAGGGATCGCCCTTCGCACCGCAGCCGCTAACCTCGAACCGCAAAAGGTGGCAGCATGACCTTTGACGAATGGCTCAACCGTCCGGTGTATCGGGTACCAGCAACAAGTGGAGGGATTGAACGTGAATAAATATTGGAACATGTACCGTCGCACCACCACCGTTATCGTCGACGGCGCGCGCCTGCGCGCCTATGCAGAGAGGGGTGCCGACGGCGCGCCCGTCGTGCGGGTGTACGACGACATTGCAGGCCATTTCACCGTCGCGCACTCGTTGACGCCCGGTCAGGTCCGGCACGTTATCGGTCGCACTATCCGCCTTCAAGGAGCTGCACAATGATCCGCTTTTGTCTCGGCATCATCATCGCCATGAGCGCTGTCGACGCGCCAATCGACGCGCCCCTATCGCTCATCATCGCTCAGGCCATCGTTGGCCTTATCATCGCCGCCTTTGGCGCGCGCAAGCTTGCAAAACAGGAGAATTGACCAATGAAATACGTTATCGAATTTGGCG